TTTGATTGTCGATTGTTTGACCCGAATCTGCCACAATTACGATGTTATAAGTATTAGAAGCGCCGCCTTCATCTTTGAAAACAAAGGTTTGACCGCTGTTGAGAGTGTTTGCGTTTGGCAAACTTGCAGTGATTATGGCGCTTGGAGTAGATGTATTTATGCCAATATAATAGTCTGACTTTAGCACAGAATAGTTTGATGTTACGGCGACTCTATTGAGAGTTAAACCAGTGTTTATTTTTGTTGTTTTGTTCTCGGCATCTATGGAAAATAGATCTGTACTGGACGAGAACACAGAAACAGATCCAGTAAAGTGGTGAGTGTCGTTATTTGTATCTCCAAAAGCAGTTGAAC